GTCTGGGAGTACATTACTTTTATCATCAGGTACGCCAGGAATTGTCTTATATCCCTCATAACCTGAGATTGTATTCAGTGTTGTTACTAAGTCATGCTTTTTATTATCTTTAATTAAATAGTTAAGAGTTCCTATTGTCGCTTTTTTTGTGCGGAATACTATGCTAGTAAGTGTTGTTTTAGTGGAGACGGTTGACGGACGATAAGCAATTCTTTGATAAATTTCTTTATTATCAGAATTAGGGGAAAATTTATTAGTGCTGGCGTTGTAAGTTGCAAACAGTTTATCACCATTCCATTCTCTAACATATAAATCAAAATTACCAGTGTTAACATTGAACCTTGATAAAACCGTCTCTCCACGCTCAGTGCCAGATTTATCTTTTGTTTTTACATTTGGAGTAGAGAGTTGATATATAAGTCCACCCACCTTAGGGTAGGTAACACCATCTGGTAGTTGGTCCGCCATATCTTTTTTATTTTTATTTATCTAGAAGTTTCAAACTTCTGATACGGGATTGCTCTAGCATCATTAAGTTCAAGTGGATATACGACATGAAACTTTCCAATCACTTCTTCCCAAGAGTAGTTTCTATATGTTCCCCAGTGGTAGTTGATACCTCTAATACCCCATCTAAAGATACCAACACAAGCAATCAATGGATGTTCATCATATCTAATCCTTGATGTCTTAGGTTGATATATGAATGTATAGTATCTTCCAACCTCAGGAACTAATACTTCTTCATTCAAAACCTGTAATAACTCAAACATCATATCATCAGGTTGACCTTGATTTATAATATCATCACGAACATATTCAAGTCTATTTGTTCCGCTTTCTAGATACTCTTCTTGTTCTTGATCCATAAGGTTTGATACCTAGTTCGTCTTCAGTGATAATCTTAAACTCAACACCATTATCTATACAGAACTCGGTTGCTGCTTTCCACTTTGCTTGATTCACAGCATAAGTTTTGGTTTCATAGATGAATGATTTAGTGACACGTTCACCTTTCTTAGGTGGTTGTGTTTGTTTCTTTGGTTTCACTTCAACTACATATTTTTTAGTCTTACCACCAACTTCTTTAACTTCAATCAAATAGTCTGGATAATAACGATGCACTCTATTATCAATAGGAGAAACATATGGGATGCTAAACTCTTCTGATGCCCACTTCAATATGTTGGGGTTATTATCACACCAGTTGCAGAAGCGACGTTCCCAAGAACTTCTACAAATAATATTATTAGCATTACCCTGATACTTCTCAGGATTTGATGGTTTGTATATTGACTTTATACTTTCTCCCACTTCCCTACTACATAGTATAGTAATCGAGTCTATTTATAGATGGCTGGCCCACGTCCAAAGGGAATTAGAACATCTGATTTGAAGAGTAGGGTAATGAACCTTGCTCAAACTTCTTCTTATGCTATAAGTTTACAACCACCTAGAGATGTATTGAACTTTCTGAGAGCCAGAGGGTTTACATATAATACTGATGGAAAGAATGTTGAACTTCTTTGTAGTGAAGCATCTATTCCCGGTAGTTCATTAGCAACTCACGATCAGGTGGGTGATTATTACGGAGCAAGAGAACAGTTTGCTTATCGTAGAATCTATGATGATACTTTTGATGTTCAGTTTTATGTTGATAGAAACTATAATACGATTAGGTTCTTTGAAACCTGGATGGATTATATTGTAGGTCAAGGTGTTACAGGCACTACGGATCAATATGAAGGAGACACTGCCATCTACAGAATGACTTATCCTAAAGGTGCTAATGGGAAGAGTGGTGGATATAAATCTAATATCTTTATGACTAAGTTTGAAAAAGAGATAACAGGACCTGCTCTTTACTATACTTATGTTGGTGCTTTCCCTAAAGCAATGCAGAAGTCTGCTGTAAGTTATGGTCCAAGTGATATTCTAAAAGTTAATGTTCAGTTCTCATACATTAGACACATTGTAGATACTGATTTTTCTAGTGCTAAGAGTATAACAAATCGCGAAAGATCATTTGAATCTGCCTTGAGTAATGAAACAGATAGTCGTATCGCAGGTACAACAAATCTTGGATTATCTGGAGCAGGCACACAAAGAGAACTTAATGGTATAAATGCTGGAAGAGCTAATGATGTTCCCATAGTTGCTCCTGCGTTTGGTGGTGGTGGTTTTGCCTAATAAATATACCGACTGACTGACTAAAACATTATGCCCTTACCTAAGATTTCAACACCGACATATGAGTTGGAATTACCTTCGACCAAACAAAAGATTAAGTATAGACCTTTCCTTGTAAGAGAAGAAAAACTTTTAGTACTTGCCTTAGAGAGCGAAGATAATACTCAGATTACTACAGCAATCAAAACCGTAATCAAAAACTGTATTTCTACAAGAAACATTAAAGTAGAAGACCTCCCTACATTTGACATTGAGTTCTTGTTTCTTAATATCAGAGGCAAGTCTGTCGGAGAAGAAGTAGAAGTCAATATCATTTGTCCTGATGATGGTGAGACTGAAGTTCCAGTCAAAATTAGTCTTGATGAGATTGAAGTCAAGTTCAGTGAAAACCATGACAAAATGATTAAACTGGATGACCAACTTACAATGGAGATGAAGTATCCTTCTCTTGACCAGTTTATTAAAAACAACTTTGACCTTAGCGATGATTCAGCAATGGATCAATCCTTTGAAATTATTGGTGGATGTATTGATAAAATCTTTAGTGCAGATGATGTCTGGGCAGCAGAAGATTGTAGTCGTGAGGAGATTAATGAGTTCTTAGAACAGATGAACTCTCTTCAGTTTAAAAAAGTTGAAGAGTTTTTCAATACTATGCCTAAACTATCGCATGAAATTGAAGTAAAGAATCCCAAGACTAAGAAAAAAGGTACTGTCGTTTTGGAGGGTTTATCCAGTTTTTTCGCGTAGGGATGATCCATATGGATCTTGAGGGATACTACAAGTTAAATTTTGCCCTGATGCAGTACCATAAATATTCATTAACTGAGATTGAAAACATGATGCCTTGGGAGCGTGATGTTTATGTCGCACTTCTACAGCAACATTTAGAGGACGAAGAGCAAAAGTCAAAGGCAAGACAGAATGGATGAAATCCCAGAGGGTCTAGACGATCTACTGAATAGCATATTAGGAAAGAAGAAGTCTAATCCTTCTGGTGGATCCTCTGCGCTTGCTATTTCTTCTAAGGCAAAGAAGAAACAATCAGTTAAGGAAGATAATATTGAAGAAGTAATCCTGAGACTCTTAGGATTAGATGATGTTAGTGATATAGATTACGATACATATAAAACTCTTCTCAGAGAGAAGATGGCTGCTGGTAGAATGTCCAACAGTCAGATGCCTACTGAAGAAGTAGAACTTCTTACGAATGAGTTCAAGAGAGTTAAGTCAAAGAGCGGTAGATTCAAACCCAAACCCAAGAAGAAAGTAAAAGCAGATGCTTTCTTTTCTGGTGCGATTCAGAGAAAAAGTGCTGCCCCTAAGAAGCAGGGCCCAACACCTAAAACTAAGTTGCAGGATGAAGTAATAAATGAAATACAAAAGATAAAACCAGATGATTCTTCTGCGTTTATTGAAAATACATTAGTCCCACAAGTCAATAAGATATCTGAGAATCTTAATAGTATTGTTGAAACACTCAACAAACAGTTTCAATTAGAAAAGAAGAGCGAAAAGAAGGAAGCATCAGAAGCAGATACATTAAAGAAGAAGACAAGAGAAACAAAGTTAGAAACACCTGAAAAAGATAATAGGTTTAAGAGTGCAGCAAAGGCAGCATTGAAACCTGCTAGTAACTTCTTTGATATGATTCTGGACTTCTTTAAGAATATATTATTAGGTGGAGCATTGCTTGGTCTTATTGAAATCTTAAAAGATCCAGGAAAAGCATTTCAACCGTTTGTTGATTTTGTAAATAAGTTTATTGATTTTATAAACTCTATATCTACTTGGACAAATGAAAATATATTAGGACCTATTAATGATTTTATTGGTGGTATTTTTGATGCCTTTAATGCTTTAGAAGATAATGTCAATAGAGCATTAGCATTATTTGGTGCTGAACCTATAGACAATATCAGAGAAGAGGATAAACCAGTTCTGTCAATCCCTATGATAGACCCATATGAAAATCCATTTTCTGCACCTGAACCAGTCACAGGATTGGATGGTGGTTCATTGGTAACTGGTTCAACAGGTCAAAAAATCTCTGGTATGGGTGCTGATACTCAACTAGTAGCACTCTCTCCTGGTGAAGTTGTGATGAGCAATAAAGCAGGAGACATGTATGGTAGAGACAATCTACTTGCTGCTAATGCTGCTGCTGGGGGAACTAACAGACCCAAGATAGGTAAAGGAAATCTTTTGGGTTTCCAAAATGGTGGATTGATTCCTGGTTCTAATTATGATGTGATACTACCTCTTGATCATGTGAAACCAGAAAATATGTATAGTATTCCAGATACTCCTGGAGGAAACACTTTTAAAAATGCTAGAGCAACTGGTGCTGATGGTAGAGAAAGACAACATCAAGACTCAGCAGCAAGAATTATTAGAGATAATCTAGTTAGGGATGGAGTCAGGACTAAGATTGTAACTCCAGAGCAGTTTGGGAACTATCAAGATTATGATAAGTATCTAATGAAAATGGCTTCTAAAGGCACAAGAGTTGTTCCACTTCATTTTGATGCTAAGGGAAGCGTTGGATTTATGACTAGAACAAAATTAGGTGATTCTGGTGATATTGCGATGTCTAGACCAATCTATAAGGCACTTGCTGCGTTCCAGGAAAATAATCCAGGTCTGGGTAGAATTGGATCAGATACTAAGGGCAACGCCACAATTAATAGAGCAGCGTTATCTCCTGCTACATTAGTAGAGATGGGGGTGATGGTGGACTGGGAGAGTAAGTATGGTAAAAATTTCACACAGAGTTCAAAGTTTAGAGAGTTAGCAGATTCAATATCTGGCGCAATCAAAGAAGGTGGATTTAGTGGAATAAATGCGATTCCTGGTAATGTTCCCTTAAGGGACCCTACTCAACAAGTTCAGGTGAGACCAAGTAATGCTTCTCTACCTGCTCTTGCTGCCCCTAACGGAACAGGAAGAACTAGAGTAGTCATACTGCCTCCTGGTGGTCAGAACCCTGGTGCTGACCCAAATAGTGCGTCTAGTGGGTCACAATCCACATTACCTAAGTTTTCTGCTACTGACCCTAGGAACACTGAACTAATCGTCATTAAATCAATCTATAATATCGTAGGATAATATGGCGATACCTTTTCTTCTTAGCGCAGCATCACGATTAGTAACTTCCCAGATGGCCAAGAAGGCAGCGAAGGAAGGTGTGAAGAAAGCAGCAAAGAAATTTGTAAAGGGAAAGAAAAAAGAGAAAGTAAAATCTAAAGGTGGTGCTCTAGTTAAGAGATCAGAAGTATCTCAAGGAAAAACTCAACAGAGAGTTTCATATCAAAAACTTCTTAATACATCTAAAGATGTAGGATCTGTTGATACGGTACAGCAGAAGACTAGTTATGAAAGTCTAACTAAAACAATGCAGGGCATTGTTAAGACCACCACTCAACTTGATAAGACTCTTAAGAAACAGTTATTAGTTGATAAGAAGAAAGTAGATAATAAAAAGAAAGTAACATCTGTTAAGAAGAAGAAACAAAGAGAAGAAAATCTAGAGAAGAGAAGACTTAATCTCGGTGGCATTGGTTCTGCCGCAATGGGTGTTGCTAATAAGTTTAACATCATTGACTTCTTCACCAATATATTACTTGGTGGACTCATCCTATGGATGATTAATAATGTTGATAAAATGAAATCAGCATTTAAGTTACTTGAAAATAATATCTATGCTTCATTCTTGATTTTGAGAGGTGGTCTTCAAGCAATAAAAGGTGTACTTAAATTTGCTATCAAAGCACCCTTTAAGTTAGTAGCAACAGTAGGGAGGAAAATTGGAAAGGTTGCTGGCGGTGTTCTTAAGGGTATTAAGTCACTTGGAGGAGCAATACTTAAATTTGCTAGAAATCAATTTAGACGATTCCGTGGACTTCCACCTATAGATGATCCTAAATCAAAAGGATCAAAAGGACCACCTGGTGCTGGCACCGGTACATATAGAAGACCAGGAACATCAGGTTTCAGAGGTCCAGGAAGATATCGCTTACCGGGACAAGCAGCAGCAGGTGGATTTGATTTAGAACAATCAAGAAACAAAGCATCACAGTTCAAACCCACTCCTAGGAAGGGACCACTTGGAAGATTAAATAGCGCAAGAAGAGGATTTGGAGCTAGTCTTGAAACTGGAACAGCATTTGGAGGTAAAGGATCAAGATTACAGAGATCAACTGTTGGAACATTTAGGAAAGGAAAGAAGCTAGCAAAGGCAGGAAATGCTTTTCTTCAAAAACTATTTGGAATCGCTAAACCTGAAAATCTTCAAAAACTTACAGATTCAGCCCCTGTTTTAAAGAAAGCAGGTAGAGTTGTTCGTGGTGTTCCTATTGTAGGTCCACTTATTGTTTTTACTACGAGTGTACTTTCAAATGAACCAGTTGGACAAGCAGCATTTAAAGCAATTGGTGCTGGACTTGGTGAGTTTTTAGGAACATTTATTCCTATTCCTGGTTTAGGTACAATCATTGGTGGATTAGTTGGTGAGGTAATGGGCGATGCTGCCTATTCTCTTATCATTAAAAAAGATCCAAAGGAAGCAAGAAGAAAAGTAATGGATGCTGTTGGCGCAGCAGCAGAAATAGGTGGTAAAATATTAGATTGGATGAAAGGAGTTGTTTCAAAATTTTGGGAAGCTCTTCCTAAAACAAAACTACCAAAGTGGGCTCCCTTTGGATTAGGTGGTATGGAAATACTTGACCCTAAGATGTTTTCAAACCCTATAGAACTATTTGGTACAATGGGTAAAGCAATGGTTACTGCATTGTTCCAACCAAGCAAAGATGAAAAGGGAAAAGTTGATGATAAATCAGATGTAAAGGAAGGTGAGGAAGAATCACTACCACCATCACCAGGACCTCTTCCTGCTACAAGACTTGAGGGCAATGAACGAGAACTGTTATTGAAGTTAATGATTGCTGAGGCAGGTGGGGAAGGTAAGCTAGGTATGGCGGCAGTTGCTAGATCTGTTCTAAACCGGGCAGCTCTTATTCAAAGTGGAAAGGTAACTCCCGGTACATTCAATGCGAAGAGTGGTAGTATATTTGATGTGATTAGTGCTCCTGATCAATATACACCTTACAATAATGGATTGCCATCTATTACTGAGGATGAAAGACAAAGGGCAATCAGAGCATTAGCAATGGCTGAGAACACATCAGGTTTGAGAGCAACATTAGAAAGTAAGGGACACTCAGCGGCATCTATTAATAATATTATGAAATCAACTGGTTTTAGAACTCCTGGTGCTGGTTATGATAGGTCACAGGATATTAATCCTACTACACTAGGTGGACACGTATTCAATACTGCTGGAAATACAGGAATGGTCACACCAACAGCATCTATATCACAGGCACAAATAGCAGGATCTGCTGTCTCAAGGGCAGGACAAACAACTGGAACACAAAGGGGTGATATGATTAGTGGATTCCCGGTTAGTTCGCCTTATGGAAATAGAACTCATCCCGTAACAGGTGAACGCGGTAAACTGCATGGTGGTATTGATGTTGGAACACCAGTAGGAACTTTCGTTGCTCTCTCTGTTCCAGTTGAGATTGTATATGCAGGAACTACCGGTGGTTATGGATATGTAATTGATGCTTGGGCACCATCATTGGGACTTCAGTTTAGACTTGCACATCTTAAAGAGTTTCTTGTTAGGAAAGGACAAAAAGTACCTGCAGGCACAGCACTTGCTAAAACAGGTGGTGCAAAAGGAGATAGAGGTGCTGGAATGACAACAGGACCGCACCTTCATTTTGAAGTTGATAATAAAAAGAATGGAACAACATATGGAGGACTCGGAGACCCCTCACCTTATGTTCAATATCTTATCTTGAGTTCTAATGGACCTAGAGCAGGAGCAAGTGTTACTACACCTGGAGCAGTTACTAGCAGTAGAGCAAGATCTATTAGTGGATTAGCATCTTATGAACAAGGTGCAGAGAATACAATATATGTACCTTCACAGCAGCAACAACAAACTGTTGTAGCAGGCGGGGGTTCAAGTCCTGTTCTAATGGCAGCGTCTACCAGAGACGTGGTAAATAGTTATTACAAACAACAGTTATTAGGATTCTTATATAAGCAAGGATAATGTTAGAAGCAAAAAAGGGCCAAATATCACCACTACAATCTGGTAATATAGTAAAATGTATTATTACCGGTAACACAGGTAAATCAATAGATATTACTGCTGGTGTGGTTGATGTCTCGTATTATGAGAGTATACTGTCTAATACTGTAACTGCTACATTAACTATTGTAGATACTGGTGCGGTTAAACCTGAAAGTAATAAACAAATTGAATCTCCAGGAGGAATATTAGACCTTCTTCCAGTACGAGGAGGAGAAAGAGTTGACCTTGAGATTGAAGATGCTACTCCAGAGAGTGATTCTGGTAGTAACACTATTAAAGTTGAACTCTATGTAAATCGTGTAAGGAATGCTTTAGCAGATAGTTTAAAAAATATTTACTTTCTAGACTTATGTTCTGCTGAGTCTCTGTCTAATGAGTTGTCTAGAGTTGTTAAAAGATATCAAGGAAAGATATCTACTAATGTATCAAGTATTATTAAAGATGTTTTAAAAAGTAAAAAAACTGTTAATGTAGACCCGACTGCTTTGGACTATAACTTCTATGGCAACAGTCGAAAACCTTTTTATGTTTGTACTTGGTTAGCATCAAAGGCAGTTCCCGATGTAAGTATAGGTAATGCAGCAGGATATCTTTTCTATCAAGACCGTGACTCATTTAATTTTAAATCAGTAGATAAACTATTAGAACAATCTGCAAGCAAGAGAATGATTTATACAGGAACAGTTGGACTTAAGGATGGATATGATGCGCCAATCTATGATTATGATATTGAGAGAGACATTGATCTTCATCAGAATCTAAGTCTTGGAACTTATAGAAACAGGTCAACTTATTATGACCCATTTTCTTTCAACTATAATGTGGTTGACTATGGAAGTAATCAACAGAAGGGAAAGGTTAAAACAGCAGGTAGATTTTATAGTGCTGATTTAGTTAATAAGAATTTTACTGCAGGTCCTTCTAGATTAATGACTAGTGTTATGGATATTGGATACAATCCTCCAGGAGATACTCCTGAAGAACAACTAAAGTATGTGAAGGATAATCCAAGACAATCTAACTTTGATGCTAATCGGTCAATGGTTCAATCTATTATGAGATATAATCAGTTGTTTACTATTGTCACTAATATTACAATTCCTGGTATGTTTGAGATTAGAGCAGGACAAATGATATACTGTGCTTTTCCTGAACAAAAAGCAGGTGGTACTGATGAAATAAATAAGAAGACAGAAGGTAAATACTTAGT